AGACAGATGTCTTCTTTCGTGAGCTTAGGAATCTTCCTATTTCAACAAAGGATTCAGCATTCAGAGTTGAATACTTCCACTATTATAATATTCCTTTTGGTAATGCTAAGAAGGAAGGAGATATAGAGGTTCTCGATGTTGAGGTGCAGAAGAATCAAAACATTGAAACAGTTGTTATTCTTGACCCTGCAAAGACTGTTAAAATACATTCTGCCGAATCAGCTATAATCGGCATAGGGATTGATCTGGCCTCTGCTAAAGTATATATAAGAGATGTCATTTCAGAGAAAATGTATCCTGATGAAATTTATGATAACTTATTTGGAATGGCTATGATGTTAGGTGCAAAAGTATTAGGGATTGAAGAAACATCTCTTAATGAGTTTATCAAACAGCCTATTAAAAATGAGATGTTTCGGCGTGGGACTTTCTACGAACTAATCTGGTTAAAAGCCAGAGGTGGAATGAAGAAAGAACACCGAGTTAAAGAATTAGTACCTTATTATAGAGGTGGTTATATCTATCATAATGCAGCTTGTGCAAATATAAAGAAACTTGAACAACAACTATTAATGTTTCCAAGATCAGCCCTCTGGGACTTAATGGATGCTGAGGCGTATCTCATTGAGATGCTTGAACTTGGTGAGAGGTACTTCAGTCCTTCCGATGATGTAAAAGACGATGAATCTGAATATAAAGACATTATTTATGAAAAACCCGTGGAAGATTGGAGAACTGTGTAGGAGGTAATTGCTGTGGTTTATAATAGAAGGTTTTCAGATCAAGATGGAATGTGGAATAAGATTCGTTGGGTATTTTGTCAGCCTTTTGCTACTGGTATTATAGGTGCTCTGATAGTAATATTAATAGCATGGGTATGTGGATTTTTATATACTATGCCTATTACATATGCAAACAAAGCTGAGCTGACAACACTTAAGCTTAAGCAAGATAGTGACTACAAAGATCTTGATATGAGAAAGCTGAACAAGGAAGATTATATTAGGGAACATAATCTTCTTCGTGAAGAAATGAGTGCTGGATTTAATAAGCTAGCTATGGCTGATGAGAGAAACCTAGAGTGGATAATGAAGATCTATACTAGTCAGCAACAGCAGTATAGAAAACTTAACAAACAATAATAGATCGTTTAATTCGTAAACGGACTTTAACAATGACTGAAAGATTTATAAGAATTGGCTCTGCTGAGAATGTTATAGCTTACGATGATGCAGATCATATATCTGCTATTGAAACAGATCAGCCTATAAAAGCTGGTGAGCCAGTTGACGATAACGATGTATTGAGATTAGGTGATGTACTACCTCAGATAATAGGCGTAATATATCCAATAGGTAGTTTATATATTTCAACGCTATCAACTAATCCTGCTACAATACTTGGGATAGGTACTTGGGGAGCTTTTGGTGTTGGTAGGGTATTAGTTGGAATAGATCCTACTGATACAGATTTTGATACTGTTGAAGAGACTGGAGGAGCTAAAACAGTAACCCTTGATACTACAATGATACCTGCTCATCACCATGCTATATTAAGGGAACGTAGTGCAACAACTGGCTCAGATACTACAAGGATTGCCAGATCAAATGATACATCATCTACAATAGATGATACAGTAAATACTGAGGATACTGGTGGTGGGCTATCTCATAATAATGTACAACCTTACATTGTAGTATATATGTGGAAGAGGACTGCTTAGGAGAATAATAATGCCTTATATAGTAACTGGTGAACCAACAAGCTGGAAGAATTCAGATTATGAAAAGGATCTTAATTATAAGTACCCTAATAATCTAGACCTTCGTCCAAATAGTAAGCTTCATCAAAAACTTCGCTCTCGTATCTGGGAAAGAGCAAGAATGTCAAGAAATGAAATGCAGAAGCGTTTCTCTTCTTGGAGGGAAATAGATAGAACATTAACTACTTACATGCCTTTAAAAGAGAAAGAAGAAGAATTAAAGGTTAAGGATTCTTCAAAGCCTGTAAGTATAGTATTTCCCTATAGCTATTCAATGCTTGAGGCTTTGTTAACTTATCTCTCAATGGCTTTCTTTCAAGATCCTATGTTTCAGTATGAAGGTGTTGAAGATGATGATACTGTTGGGGCGATGCTGATGGAGTTGGTTATTAGGCTTCATTGTATTAAGAATAAAGTTCCATTAGCTGTTCATACAATACTTCGTGATTCTCTTGGATATGGAGTAGGTATTGGGTTACCTGAGTGGAGACGTCAGTTTGGAAAGAAACTTGTTAAATCGTCTATAATTACAGAATCAGCACTAGGTACTGAAACACAGAATAAGAATCAGTTTGTTAATGGACTATTGTTTGAAGGTAATGCTTTGACAAACATAGACCCTTATATGTGGCTTCCAGACCCATCTGTTTCAAGTGATAATATTCAAAAAGGTGAATTCATAGGATGGGTTGACAGAACTAATTATATGAATTTACTTAGTGAAGAAGAGCAAGAAGATTCTGGATTATTCAATGTTAAGTATTTGAAGACTAAGAATAATAAGAAGTCTACCTTATCACTTGATGAAAGTGATAGACAAACAAGGCATGGTGGATCTACTGATTCGAGTAGGACTCTTTCCAGCACTGTATCTCCAGTAGATCGAATCCATATGTATATTACTCTTATTCCGAAAGATTGGAAATTGGGAAAGAGTGATGTACCAGAAAAATGGTACTTTGAATTGGCTGGAGATGATGTAATTATAGCGGCTGAAAAAGCTGACCATAATCATGGACAGTATCCGATAGCGGTAGCAAGTCCTGAGTATGATGGATACTCGATTACACCTATTAGCCGTATGGAAGTATTATACGGCTTACAGCATACATTAGATTTTCTATTCAATAGCCATGTTGCTAATGTGAGAAAGGCTATTAATGATATGTTAGTAGTTGACCCTTACCTAGTCAACATCAACGATTTGAAAGATCCACAGCCTGGAAAACTCATTCGCCTGCGAAGGCCTGCATGGGGAAGAGGTGTTGATAAAGTAGTTCAGCAACTCCAAGTTAATGATATAACGAGATTGAATATATCTGACTCTGCATATATCACACAGTGGATGGATAGGATATCTGGAGCTGATCAATCAATGCAGGGAGCTCTTCGTCAGTCAGGCCCTGAGAGATTAACCAGTGCTGAGTTTAGTGGGACGAGAAGTTCTGCCGTTTCAAGACTCCAACGAATCGCTATGATTATTGGTATGCAGTTTATGCAAGATGTTGGAACACAGTTTGCTGTTCACACTCAACAGTATATGTCTCAGGATGCCTATGTAAATGTTGCAGGGAGATATGCTGAGCAGCTAATGGCAAACTTTACAGGAGGCAAGACGAGAGGTAGAGTGAGCCCATCAGATTTAGCAATCAACTATGATTTGATTGTAAGAGATGGTTCAATTCCAGGGGGTAATTTTTCTCAGTCTTGGATTGAGTTATTTAAGACTATTGGAACAAGTCCTGAATTAGCTCAACAGTTTGATGTAACTAGGATATTTATCTATATTGCACAACAGCTTGGTGCAAAGAATGTTGAGGATTTTAGACGTAATCTTAATAGAATTAATGCCGTTCAGATGCCTGACCAACAAGTTCAGCAACAAGTTCAGGCTGGCAATCTTGTACCAACAGGAGCTTAATAATGGAAGGAATACAAATAAGAGTAAGTAAAGAAGCTGTAGAAGAATTCAAAAAATCTATCCTTTGGGCTGATATAGCAGCTGAGCTTAAGGCTTGGAAGGAAGGATTTAATAGAGAGATGCTGTCAATAGTAGATGATGCTGAGAGTGCTAATCCCTCGACCGCATCAGTCTTATTACACATGGGAGATTTGAATGGGAGACAGAAAGCTGTTGATTATTTTCTAAGTATCCCTGATATTTTCATAGACCTTTTAAATAGTGAGAAAGAGGAGAAAAAATATGGACGCAACAAAACCGATTGATGTTGAAAATGTAAGTGCTTTACCTGCTTATATAAGAGAAACAAGAGCAGCTATTAATGCTCTCTCAGCTGGAACAGGTGTAGGTGTTACTGAGCTTACAATACCTACTGGTACTGTATCATTATCTGTAGGAAGTGATCTTGGAACATTCGGAGTAGATGCTGTAATAGTTGATGCTGATGCAGTTGTTAATATATCAAATATTCTTGGTGGTGTTCAAGGGCAAATTAAGATATTTATATTCCAAGATAATAATATTAGAATAGTTGATGGCTTAGCTGCTAATGGTGCTATTTATTTAAATCAGCTTCCAGCTCTTTCATCATTCGTTGCTCAGGCAAATGATGTCTTGGCATTAGTTAATGTCGGCGGAGATGGTTCAACTGTTCAAGGTTATTGGAAGGAGCTATTTCGACAAGTAGCATTGAAATAGATCGTTTAATTAATAAACAAACTTAAATCAAGGAGGATAGTAACATGGGAGATACAAAAAAAGAGATTGATGAAATGCTTAATGCTTTAGGTGATGGTGTATCTGGTGCATCTGATGAAGGAGATGATGGTGAATCTCCCGAGGATAAAGCTAAGAGAGAACAAGAAGAAGCAGATGCAGCTAAATCAAAGGAAGACGAAGATGCTGCTGAGGCCGCCAGAATCGCTGAAGAGGAAGAAAGGAAAGGTGAGACAGAAGATGAAAAGAAAGCGAGAGAAGAGAAAGAGGCTAGTGATGCTGAAGCTGAGGCTAAAAAGAAAGAGACAGATGCTTTAGCAGAAATCGAAAGAGATAAAGAAGCCGCAAAGAAAGCTGAGGAAGATCGTCTTAAGGCTGAAGAAGATAAAAAGAAAAATGATGAGCCTCTCAAACTTGAAGAACAAGACTTCATCGGCGATTTAGATCTTTACGACCTCACTAGTGATAAGACAGTTCTTAACAAGATTCTCAATTCTGTCTATGCGAAGGGAGTCAATGATTCTAAGAAGATAGCAACTGAAGGTGTGCTTAACACTATTCCTGAAATAGTCAAGCACAACTTGATTTTGCTAACTTCATTAAAAGAAGCAAGTGACAAGTTCTATGCTGAAAACAAAGAACTTGTTCCTTATAAAAAGGTTGTTGCTGCAGTCTTTGAAGAGATAGCATCCAAGAACCCAGATAAGAAATATCCAGAGCTTATGAACCTCGTTGCGCCTGAAGCAAGGAAGAGGCTCAATTTACAAAAACAGGCGGTGAAAGAAGATAAGGAGAGTGAAGGTAAAGATGGTAAGCCACCTAGACTTCATGGTGCCAGAGGTAATCAGCGCCAAGCTCCTTCAAAACAAACCCTTTCATCCCTCGAGAATGAAATCTCAGAGATGAATAAAACACTTGGGAGGTAACTAAGTTTATGTTAGAAGATAAATTCGCTCAGCACGATAAAGAGGTAGTAGACAAGTTCATAGACCCTACAGGGTCAGTTGCAATGTCTACATCCGATTATGTAGTTCGGCCGAGTGCAATGACTGCTCCAATGGTTCTTGTACTTCCTCCGGTTGCGGAGGCTAAGGGTCGCTTTTATTCAATCGTAGTCAGACACGCTAGCGCTCAGAATACAATCACTGTCACTCACAAAGATGACAGCGAATGCTGGCTTGACATTGTTCTGACCAGTAAGTGTGACAGATTGCTCATGTATAGTGATGGCTTGTTCTGGCATCCGCTTGCAGCAATTCTGCCGAATTTCCCTGAAGGCTACGACTACGATTATCAGGGCCAGTAACGACTAAGATCGTTTAACAATTAAACAAACTAAATCTCTTACGGAGGTAAAATTATGTTTCTTGGAATGAGAGGTACTGGCGACTGGGTATCAGGTCAGCGACCTATGAATTGGAGGGAACAGATATTATATCTGTATCCGAATGGCTCAGCGCCGCTGACAGCTATCCTGTCTATGATGGGTTCTGAGGCTGTAGACGATCCACAGTTTCATTGGTGGACTCAGGAACAGTCAGCTGTAGGTGGGGCCGTATCAGGTGTGTTTACTTTGCCTGATTTATCTGTAGCATATGCAGATCGG